CAGCTTTAGAAACTAAGTTACCTGTAGCTGTAACACCGCCTTGCCAAGAACTTCCGTTATAAACTCGTAATTCATTAGCAGTAGTATCAAAATAAAGATCTCCAACATTCAAACTAGAAGATGGTTGAGAACTTGATATACGATATTGATCTGCAAAATTGTTAACACTAGCTAGGTTTGATGCGACAGTATTAACATTAGAAATAGAGCCACCGACAGAGTTTATATTGGCAATGTTTGTAGTAACTGTTGTTATATTGCTATTGGCTCCAGCTACAGTGTTGATGTTAGTGTTATTGCCAGCAACAGTATTTATGTTTGTTGCGTTGGATACGACTGCATTAATATTAGAAGCGTTACTTACTGCACTATTTATATTTGAAGCATTACTTACTGCTGCATTGATGTTAGTTTCGTTGTTAGCACATGAGTTGATGTTTGTAATATTGCCAGCAACTGTAGTGACCTCTGTTGCTTTAGGTGCTAAACGATGAAAAGTATATGTATGAAGAGTAGAAGTTGTTTCAACAATTCCACCATATCCTGCTCCTAATACTGTTGAACCACATCCTGTAATTGTTACTGTGTTACCTGAACCTGCACCATTAGCTATAGTTACAGTTCCTCCAGAAGGAGTATGAGAAGAAGCAAATTCCTTGATGCTGACTAAGGTTCCTGTTCCATTGTTTACATCAGGGTTAGCGGTAGGGAAAGATGTTTCATTTGCTATTGGTACAAAACCACCTACGTCATCAACTAAATCTGTAATCCTTGCATCAATAGCAGAAGTCGTTGCAATTTTATCGTCAGAAGCACTCCAACTTTCTCCTGATTGAATCTCACTTAAAGTATCTTTTCCATAAAATATTTCACCTGCCCTCTTTGCTGAATAAGTTTTAGTGTCACTTGTTGATGTACCAGAAGTAACAACTCCTGTACCACTCATGTCATTGATGACAGGAGAAGTAAGAGTTTTGTTTGTTAAAGTTTCTGTTCCTGTTTTTGTTGCAACCCCTAAAGTACTAAGTTCACTTAAAGTTTGATCGTCTTTAGCTCCTGTATCAATACCATCTAATTTACTTTTATCAGCAGCCGACATACTACCTGCATTACTTCCAGTCGAAGCTTGTAGCTTGCTGCCTTCAATTCCTGCACTTGCATTTACGTCAGCATTAACAATCGTTCCATCTACAATTTGAGCAGAAGCAAATTGCTTTGTGTCTACATAGTTCTTAGTTGCTGCATCCTGTGCTGCTGTTGGATCAGCAACATTAGTTAATCGGAGATTTGTACCAGATTCACCTAAAGAAGGAAGACCTGTATCTTCATCAACGCTGACTGTTTTACCTTGGTTATCTTTTAACTCTTGGTCAATATATAAACTTTGTAAAGCACTTGTATCTAAGTCGTTAGCAGTAAGGGTAGAACCATCTGCATAATCGACAAGAGGTGTTCCAAGTGATGAGTTTCTTCTAATTTCTACTCTTAAGTTTGCTGACGCTAGTCCTGTATTGAGTCGTATAAGTTTAGGAGATACGTTAGTTATTACTTGATACTGAGGATATGTGACATTATTAATAACCTGTGTTCCTGATCCTTGACTTAATTTTTGGTAATTAAGGTAGACCTCTATATGTTCTTCTTTGATGTAAGGGAAAGTAAATGTAAAGTCAGTAGTGTTTTGTGCTTCAGAGGCAAAAACTTTATACGATGCTGTGTAACTCATGGCTTAGTTCAGGCTTGGGCTAGTTGCTTCCAGTCTTGGATACTGGATTGTTTTCCGTATTCTGCCTCATACTGTCTTCTTTCGCTCTCAGATTTGAAATTTTTTATTTCCCATCCAAGTGAACCTACTCCTGTGTCATATTCAATTTCAAAAGCTTCTTTAGCCTTGTCTACATAAGGTTTGATAGTTTTCATTAAAGAAATACCTCTTGATGTTGATATTGAAGATGAGACTGATTCGTAATCTAATGACTGATAAGTAGGTGAAGTAAGTTTAGATTTCAATGCTTCGTGCATTGTTAGTCCATCTATCCTAATTTCTTTCGTACCAATTTCTATTAGTCTATTTAATTCATTTTGATCTAATACTCTATCTGGCAATCCAAAAGCTCTTCTGTTCCAGATTTGAAAAGTACCTCCTCTTCCTTTTATTCGTAGCATCTCTTCATCTACTGGATCAGTTGAAAGTGATCTTGTTTTTGTTACACCCCAAGGTTGATTTGCATTAAGCATCTTTAACCAAGGCATATCTTTATCTATTCCTTGATTACCAGGGGTCTGGTAACTAACGATTGGATCACCTGTAACAGGATGCAAACGATTAGGAATTAGATCAGAAAGTCCTGCTGTTTTAGCTGCAATCGTCTTAGCAACATTCTCGACAACATTTAAAGGAATAGGAAGTTTACTTGGATTGATACGTTTCACATAAGGATCAACTGCATTACGAGATTCATCCATAACACCAGGCCAGTAGCCTGCCAATTTGTTAGTTAAATAATATTCAAAAGGATGTCTGCTACCTGCTTTTGTTCTTTCTGTACTGCCTAATTCTGTAATTAAATCCATCAGATCAGTAAGACTTCTTGTTGGCCCTTTAATTAATTGACCAATTCCTATTTCTTGTGCTGTCTGTCGAAGAGCAATCATTCCAGCCCCAAATAAAGATTCTCTATCTTCTTCTCTTAATCCTTTGTAGTTCTCTGTGTAAGCACCAACTGCACCTAAAACAGTTGCAAGTTGGTCGAACATTTCTATGGAATAGTAAGGACTCCACTCGTCTTCTGTATCACCAGCCCAAGGATTTTTAAAACGTATACTCCACGCTTGCCATCCTTTATCTGCTAATTCTTTTCTTCTTGCTGTACTTAAAGGAGGTGGACCTGTTACTTCGACATATCCACTATTTACAATCATTACTCCAAAAGAAAGAGTCATATAAGCAACTCCTGATTCTCCTAATGCTCTTGATCTTGTGTTGAAATCTTCGCTGTGTATATCTCTCCAAAAACTATCAACTGCCCTGTTAGCAACAGGAAGTGTTCTTATGACTGATTTGGTTAGGTTTGCAGGAGTTCTCATTATAGGAATTGCAATACCTACGGTGTTAGCAATAAAAGGATTCTTGCTGCCGTGACCTTTGCTTACTGCGTCTGGAATAAAGTTAAGTGTTCCTTGCAATGCTTGTCTAAGATCTCCTCCTTGATCTAATTCTTCTTTCATCAAGTAGTCTGCTCTTTCTACTATTTCCCGAGGACCAGTTATACCTTCTTCTCTTGCTTGTCTGACTGCGTATTCATAACTCATTTCTTCTTGTTTTACTTTTACTGAATCAGTGAAGTTAACCCAATCCATTGCTTTCTTTGCATGTCTTCCTGTTAATCGACCATCTTTAATAATGTCGCCATTAGCAAGATCAACATCTTGGAAGTGCGATTTCAATATTTCATCTGTTCTATTAGAAGCCCAGTCCCATGCTTTAGAAGAACCAGGTTCAAAGCCTTTTACATCTGCATTAAATAATTCCATTTCCATTATTCTTGCCCATTCTGTTGAAGGGCCAGTAACACCAGCCATAAAGGTGTCAAATCCTCCTAACGCTCTGCCAGAAAGTGTTGTTGCAATCTGCCAAATTCCTTGAGCAACAGGATTAGCATTTTCATCTAACATGAAATGTCCCTCTGGTGGCTGTTCTGTCAATCTTGTTTTTGCTTCAAAGTCAAACTCCAACTGATCTTGTCTTTCTTTAAAACTTCTTGTGCTTAAGTTTTCATATTTTCTTCTTCCAAGGTTTACGAACACCTCATTATGTTTCATTGCAGCAACCATCATCCTTAGTGCATAAGGAATATTCCTCACGTATTGGGGATATATCATTAGGTTCAAATGTTGCCTTCTTTGTGAAAGTTTTATTTGAGCATCACTCATGTTTAATTGATCGCCAAATTCTCCTACTATTTGAGTAATAGGAAGTGCTGCTGCTCTATATCCACTACCAAATAACACTTTCATCCATGTTCTCATTCTAAGGAAAAGAGAGTTTCTATATATATTTGCAATCGTTGAACTGTTTAACTGACCATCTGGAACTCTTTCAATAAGATCTGACATTGCTCTTTTTGCACCAGCATCATCTTTTATTGAGTAAGTAATAGCAGCAAGTGTATCTAGTATTTTCTTTGCTTCTGGTGTTAGGTTTCCTGACTCAATAGACTTTCTAACTTTCCTTGGTAATTTCTTACCTAGAACTTCTTCTGTCTTTTGCAAGGCTGTTTGTAAAAGAGTTCTTATAGGAGGTGCTTCTTTCTTAGGTGGTGGAACTGCTGCATCTGAATCAATCATTCTATTAGCAGTATTCACATCAAAGACGACAACTTGATCTCCTGTCTTTGGATTTAAAGTGAAGTCTGTTCCATATCTAATACCACCGTATCCTTGTTCTGCTGCCCATCCTTTGATTCCTTCTTGTTGTTGAGGTGTAAGTTGAATACCGTCTTTTGTTTTCTTAGTTACACCTAGTCCTAATTCATTAATCAGGTCTGTAATCCTTTTATTTGTAGAGACAAGATCAAGAATTAAAATATCTTCAGGTGTAGTTCCATAAAGTTCCACACTACCTATAGGCCCAGGAGTTGAACTGGTAGAGAAGTAAACACCTTCACCTATTAATCCTTGTTGTGGTACAAATCCTCCAGAAGTTGCTGCTGTGGCAGCTTCCTTGCTGGTAGTCATTTTTAATTCGACACCAGAAGCTAACGAAGATGCTAAGACTTCTTCATGTGGTGTAGCAGCTAAACGTAAGATCTGTCCTGTTTTTCTTGTAACAGATGTCCAAGCAATATCTAACTTTATTTGATCTTCCATTCTTGCCAGTAATTTCTTACCAAACAATGCAGCACCTTTATCTGTATCTGCTCCGTTGAAACCAACAGCAGCTTCTGTCATTAACTTAAGGTTTAAATCTCTGTGGTAGAGGATTCCAGCAGCAGCAAAAATATCATCCATTGATTGAATGTCACCTTTCCTTGCGTGTTCATATAGTTCGATAGTTTTAGCAGGGTCAAAGCCATCTGCTTCTACTTGTTTTGATGCTTTATTCCATACTTCTCTAAGTTGATAAGCTGGCATATTTGTTACTTCTTCTCTGCTTCCAAACGCTCCTCTTATTGCATCTTCCATTGTTGCGTTCATTGCAATTAAAGATGTGTTATCTCTATCTACAAAGTCAGTTTGACCGCTACGACTAATTAATCTTCTAGTTTCAGACTCCATTGCAGTGTCTAAAGTTATATCGCCATTTTCAATACCTTCTTGATACTTACCCATTCCACTTACTAACTCATCAGGATCTATTTCGTATGACATCTTTCTTGCATTAGCTTGAACTTCTAATGCTTGTCGTTGTGCTATTTCACCTTTAGCTGCTGCATCAAATAACTCATCCCATGTTTTGTATTCTGATCTAAATACTGATAGTGCAGCATCTATTATTTCAGCGATCTTTCTTAATGGCTGCATCCATGTTGCTTTGTGTTGGGATTTAATTGCAGGATCAGACCATGCAGCAAAGGCCCATGCTTGAAGTTCTCTATTACCTAATTTATTGATACTAGCTTCACCCATTTCAGGGAAAGCTTTCTTGACTAACTCTCTAAGTTTTGGTGCAGCTTCATCTAATAGCTTGAGTTCAGCTTCTGTAAGGAATTTTGATTGTAATCTATGGAAAGATTCATGGAAAGCAGTTTTTATTGCTCTACTAAATTCAACATATTTACCTTTATGTACCATCGCCAATAGAAGGAGATCACGTTTTTCGCTATATGCTCCTCTTCCGTGAACTATTTGACCTTCTAATTCTGGTCTTCCATATTCCATCGCTGACTTCCTTGAATGAACATCTATCAATTCATGTTCAAGTTTGATCTTTGTGTCTTCTCCTGTGATTAGACGAATAGTATCGAATATTTGATTCCACTTCTCTATTGGAAATCCAAGAGTTGTATTGAGTTGAAGTTGTTCTTCGGTAAGAAGAATCTTTTCATGGGCTTTACCTTTATTCCCTTTCCTTGGAAGGCTTGGTAGTTCAGGTGCTTCGTATCTTATGTCTGGATCTAATAGATCACCTGGATCTTTAGGACTTGTTCTAGCCTTATATTCATCAGTTAACTTGTCATCTACATCTTTAATTATGTCGCCTAGTTTTCTTTCTGGATTGTACAATTCTGATTCATCTATTTCAAAATCAAAGTCGCTACCATCTTTCCAAGCACCAGTATCTTTTAAATCATAAACACTATTAGCACTGTAATTATCAGCTAGTTTGTTATATATTTTTGGCGCATGTTTGAGAATATCTTTATCTTCAAAACCATTTTCATATAAGAAAGCTAGATATTTATGATTAGCTCTACTTGCATCTTTATTAGCTTGTTCAATGTATAAAGGTCTTGATTTTGCAGGGCCACTTCCTTTTTCTCTTTTAGTAACTATATAAATAGCTCTATCAATATCTGATTCAAACTCAATACTCATTTGCCTCCACCTAGGCTTCGCACCTTTAATGTCAAAACCAAAGAGAGGACGTTCTGTTAAAGGACTTTCGACAGTCTCAGGCTTAGTACCTATTTCATTTGTAAGATGTTCAGCTTGATATTTCTTTTGTAGTTTTAAATCTTGTCTAGTAGCATCAGCACCTTCATATAACTTTTCTAATCTAATCCTGTCTTCAACTGTTACTTTTGGATTAAATATTTGTTCGTCTAACTTATCCATGTATTCATTATTTTCACGGATAAGTTTATCTATATTTTCAAATCTCGCAGTCAGATCATCGAGCCTTTTAGCTTGATCTAACAATTCATCCATATCATCTATTAACTTTGTATATTTAGGATTTTGTCTCAAGCTTTCTTTGATCTCAGCGTCAGTCATTGAATTAACTTGAGCTTCTACTTCTGCTTCTATTTGTTCTATTGTTCCTTGAGCCTTGGTAGTTGCTTCTCCTTTTGGATTAGCAATAATTAGATCACCATAAACATGATGATTCCTAATTAAAACATCTTTACCTTCTGCTCTTAGTTTTCTGGATTGATCATATAAAGCATTAATAGCTTTACTATTTCCTTTTGGAAATTCACCTAAATCAACTAGATTATTTCTATCTATTTGTGTCGTAAGAACATTAGATCCATGACGACTAGCAGCTTTTTTTGAACTGGTTAAATAAACTCCTGGGCCATAAAGTTGAACATCTGCACCACTGACTTCTTGAATATTATTTTTACTTGTCCCGTGATAAAAAGTAGATCCAACTTCTTTAGCAGTGCGTTCTTCTGAAAGACCGAATTGTCTTCTGATTTCATTACCACCTTTCTTTGATTCAGTAACTTTGTCAAAGTATTTTTTAGTAACCCATCTACCGTCATAACCTCTAACTATTCCTTCTTTTTCTTTATGAGGTGTACCAGGTTCTATCTTCTTACGACCTTTTCTTGTTTGCTTTAATACTGCATCTGTTTCTTTTAATGCTCTTGCATCAGATTGTGCAACCTTTTTAAGTTCTCCTTGTAATTTATTTTTAATTAGACCATCTCTTTGTCCAAGATCTTCAACCGACTTTTCTACATTTTCTTCTGCTTTAACGACTTCTACTTCTGCTTCTTTAACTTGAGTATCCAGTTCCTCTTGTGTTGCTTTTGGTTCTATTTTCTTTCCTGAAGGTTCAGCGTTCTTACTTCCAGTAATCCTTTCAGTTGGAATAACTTCTGTCTTAATTTCAGTTGGGCCATCTTTAGCTAAAACGACAGCTTTGTCTAAATCACTTACTGCTTTCTGTTGAACAATTAAATTTGCTGCAAAGTCTGTAAATTTCTCATATTGTACATTAAATCCTTTGCCCAATGATTTTATTAAAGCTGGTGTTGTGAGTAATTTATTCTTACCCATCCCTATACCTTCTGGAGCTAAACCACCAAGAGGATCTTCGATAAATAGATTAGATATAGTATTTCTAAGTTTTGCTTTGTGGTATGGATCATTTGCTGTATTTTCAGAACTTAAATAATTAGTTATAGGATTTCTTAAATCAACTCCTGACGCATCACCAAAAGAAATCAGTGCATCTGAAGCAAGACCACCAAGACCTGTGTTACCTGGATCTCCGTAAACTTGGTTAATTAATGTGCTTGTTGCAAGACCTTCTGTTAAGCCTCTAAAGGTTCTTCCTTTTAGTATTAATTCTGTACCTTTTAGTCCTTTCTTCTGAGTACCAAGTTTAATTAATGATCTTACTTTTTTTAAATTAAAAGCATCAGCCTTAATTTTTCCACCTCTAGTTAAAGCATAGAAAGTAAGAAGATAAGGAACACCTACTGTTAAAAGATTTGTATCGTAATCAAGAGGTTTATCTCCGAACATAAAATTATAATCTTCCCAAACCCCCTCTTCATTAGCTGTTCTTGCTTGGCCCCATTCACCGAAAACACCGTTTTTTCCTGCCCAACTAAGAAGTTTTCGAGAATCAATATTTGTTCCAAATACTGTATTAAATAAATCAGTACCAGCGTTAGGTTTGATAGGCCCAACAAATTTTGTTTCATAAATAGTAGAAGTTTCAGGATCTAATTCTGTCGTTAAATCATAGTCACCTTCTACTTCCATACCTTCTTTGGTTATTAGTTTTCCATCTTTGCCTTTAACAAATTCTTTATGGTAATAGCTAGGAAATTTTTCTCGAGAATGATCATCGGGGTCAAGTTGTTCTCCTCCTAAAACTCCTCTTGGTTGTAAGGCTTGATCAAGTAACGAGTTATAAATTTTTTGGGCAGGAAATTTAACCATACTTTCTAAAGCTCTTGCACCAGGCTTTAACGGATGATTGGCTAAGTATTTCCCGTAAGACTCACGATTCCAGTTCAGATCGGTATTCCAACTTTGTTCTTTTTCTTGAATTAGATCTGTATCTTTTTGATTATTTATAAGTTCAGTATCTTTTTCGTCTGTTAATTCGTCAGTAAGAATATCTTCAAATTGAGTAGGTAATTCAAAGTTTGCAGGAGCCGACCATGTTTGAGACTCGATCTTAGTCTCTTCATCTATAATTGTCTGCCCCATCCCTGTTTCCTCTTAAAGCGGTACTTCGTTCAATCTTAGAAGATTATCTCTCTCTTGCTTAGTTAATTCGATATAACCGTTGAACTTCTCCATTTGTTCTACAAAGAAGTCACCTGGCTTCTTGCCTGATTCTATTAAGATTCGTCTTAGTCTCCTATCCATTTTCCCTTGAAAAGCTTTAGTTGCCATGTCTCTAATCGTGTCAGCATCAAACATAGGTTTATAACCTTGAACTGATCTAATTAATTTCTGTCGATTATTAGGCCCAATATCTTTCCTGTTTAATTTGAACTGATCTGAGACATCATCCAAAGAACTCTCATAGTTCCCTTCAAATTCAACACCCTGATCTGTTGACCATTTCTTTTCAGGTTCTTTCTCTAAACCTAATCCTCTTCGGGTGATTACTTGTTGAAGTTCTTTGTCAATATTCCCTGGTGTTTTGTTTTTTAAATTTCTAATAATAATTTCTGTTCCTATATCCATAGCATTTGCGTAAGCATTAAGAAATTCCGACCTCTCTATTGTCGAATCTTCTCCACCAGCAGAATAAGATTGCTTGGCATACTCCATCCATTCTCTTTCTATATCACCTAGCATTTTGTCTAATTGCTTTATCCTTGTTTTTACTTGTGGCTGCTTTGAAAATGCAACTTTTTCGTTAACCTTTAAAGCGAAATCAACAACATTTTTATCGTATCCATAATCATCTTGAAGTGAATCTACTAACTCTAATATCTTTGCAGAGTCTGCAACAGTAACAGCGTATGGTAATAACTTTGAGATTTCTGTCATTCGACTATTCATGTCAAATGAATCTGCTTTAGTAAACTTTTTAAAGACAGTATCGTAATGATCTAAGACATCAGCAATAGCAGAAGAATCGACATTGTTAGCAATAGCTTTAGTTCTGTAATTTGTTTTTAATTCTTCTAACTTTGTTCTTGCTCTTTCAAAATCTTTCTTTTGGATTAATGTTACGACACTAGGATCTTCATCAGTTCCATCTCTTAAGGATTTGTCAGCTTCGTTTTTTTCAGTAATAATATAAGCTTTTTCTTCTTTGTTATCTAGTTCTGCAAGATTATATTTAGCAGTAATGATTTGTTGTTCTAACCAAGGCTCACCACCGAACTGATTAATCCATCTTTGCTTCTCGTTAATTATCGTACTCATACTACCGTCTGTGTTTTCAACTTGTTTTGTTCTACCTTCTACTGGCCCAATCATTAAACTAGAAAGAACTTCTTCTAAAGCATCTGTATTAGCACCTTTATTATTTTTCATAAATCCACTAACTAAATCACTAATTAAAGTTGCACTTACTTTATTATTTTCTTCTGTATTTAGACCAGGTAATTTAAGACGAGTCTCATCTAATACTGTCTGTAGGTTAGTAACACTTTGAAAAACAGAAGATGTTCCATTCGTACCTAAAGTATTACCAATCTCTTTAATACGAGTGGCTTGGGATAACCTTAGTTCGTTGATTAAATATGTTTTATGGTTCTTATCATGTGTTGCTTTATAGTTAGCAAGAGTGTTTGTAATTGTACCACTAACAGCCTTATTCTCTTTAGGAGTTAATTGAATATCGCCATAGATATGAGGTTTTATTGTTTCAAGGTATCTTGGATCGCTAGAAGATATTGAATTAAAAGGAACATCTTCACCCTCGTCATTCTTTATATATGAGCCAGATAATGTTTGCTTTAAATTAGAAACATTAGTAATTACTTGTTGCTTCTTAAGTTCTGAATTGATATGTCGTTTTAATCTTCCATCATTTTGTAACTGAGATAATATTTTCTCTGCACCTCTTCTTTCTTGAATATCATTTTCAGGATTGCTTGAGATGACAATCATCTCTTTACCAATCTGAGCTAAAGTTTCTTCTGG